ACTTTAAAAGATTGTATCTGCCATTTGTTATATCTGATACCAAACTACAGACAACACCTATTATAGCAGGATCACCTGTTAATAACAAGTAGTCTGTGGGTTTGAAATCTTTTACTAGATTTTTTAATTTGAAAATTAATGGACCAGGTGAAAAAATCATTTGTGATCTTTCATCTAATAAAAATTTTAACTTACCGTATTCTGCTGCACCCATAATATTAAATTTAGGTCGGCCCTCTCTTGTGCCTGCAATCTCTTGCACAACAT